GCCCAATCAATCAATTTCCTAACGTCTTCAGAAAAGAATCCTTCAACAGCGTCCAAAAATTCTTGGAAATCGCCAAAACGCACGTCTACGGGAACTTTCCACTGTAAATTCGCAATGTCTCGGTTTGCATAAAATGTTTGTAATTGAGCAATCAGTTTTTCAGTTTTCACTGCATCCTGCTTTCTCTGCATAGCGTAAATCTTTTGTAGTTTGTTATGCTGTTCAAATTTCGCATTTTGTCTAGCAAACTCAACATGACCTTTGTTTTGCAATATCAATGATCGATGCGAATTGTCATGTTTAATGGTTTTGCTGTTTCGCTTTGTGTCTTCTTTGATCGCGCTTTGCAATTGTGCTACCATCGGGAAAATATTACTCATTTTCATTTTCAATCCTGTGTTCAGATCAAAATAAAAAGATGATAACAACTTTTGCAATAAATTATAGCATGCGTTTAACTTAATCTTACTTTTACATAATCCTTTTCCAGTTGAGAAAATTTTAGCGTTTCTCACCATAATGGACACTAATCCTGTTGATGGTGTTGTCATTTCAAAATTAAATGTTATTTTTCTGTTTTCAAACATATCAAGCTCGTTAACTAAACTAACAAAATTTATCTTCTCCTTTACCTCACCACAACAGAACATGTATTGTTTCTTAATCAGCTTCGCAATAGATTCGACAGTCCAAGTTACAATACGTCCATCCTCAAAGCGAGTTTCTCCGGCTTGGATTATGTTTCCGTTTAAAGCATGCATTAACTTATTCCGATGCTTCGCCAACTCTTGACTCTCCCTACAGCTTATCTCTCCGAATGAAATTTCATCTTTCATTCTCGTTATAAAGGGATGTGGATCATAGGGATCCACCACAATAGTGCGTGAAATTAAATGTTTGCGTTGTTTCCTAATCACCTCCTCAACGAGGTAAGTATCTGCGATGGAAAGCTCAGCAAGTGTGTAAACGGCTTTCCATCCTTCTTCTTCATTATACGAAATCTTCAATGGGATCTTATTAGCTTTTGGACGCTTTGTGAAACTTTTCGCAA